AAATGGCTTTAGAAAATGGTACTATTATCGAAGCTGAAGTATTTGAAGCAGGTGCAAGTGTTTTCATCGTAAACGAAGAAGATAGAATTGCTTTACCTGTTGGAGAATACAAGTTAGAAGATGGTATAATTTTAATTGTAGCTGAAGAAGGTATTATTGCTGAAATTAAAGAAGTTGAAGTTGAGGTTGAAGAACCTGAAACTGAAGTTGAAGTTGAGCAAGAAATGTCTGAAACTGTTACTCCTAAAAAAGTCATTGAATCAATCGTTAAAGAATCACATTTCTCAAAAGAAGAAATTGATGCTTTAAAAGAAGAAATTGAAATGCTTAAAAAAGAGATTGAAGAATTAAAAGGGTTAAAAGCAGAAAAAGAAGAAGTTGAAAAAACTGAAATGTCTGCACAACCTTTAACTCACAATCCTGAAGCTAAATCAGAAGTTAAATTAAATTTATACGGACAAGGTAGAGCAAAATCTACATTTGATTCTGTATTATCAAAAATTGTTAAATAATTAAATTAAAAAAAAGATGCCAACTACAACATCAATTACAACTACTTATGCTGGTGAATTTGCAGGAAAATATATTTCTGCAGCTTTACTTTCTGCTTCTACTATCGAAAATGGTGGTATTGAAGTAAAACCAAATGTTAAATACAAAGAAGTTATCAAAAGAATTGCAACTAACGATTTAGTTAAAAATGCTACTTGTGATTTTGATGCTACTTCAACTGTAACTTTAACTGAAAGAATTTTACAACCTGAAGAATTCCAAATCAATTTACAATTATGTAAAAAAGACTTCAGAAGTGATTGGGAAGCGATTCAAATGGGATATTCTACATTTGATACTTTGCCACCATCATTCCAAGATTTCTTATTAGCTCACGTTGCTGCTAAAGCTGCTGAAAACAATGAAATTTCTATTTGGAGAGGTGTTAATGCTACTGCAGGTCAATTTGATGGATTTGTTACTTTAGCTACTGCTGATGCAACTGTTATTGATGTTGCTTCTCCTGCGGTTGGTGGAGTTACTGCTACAAACGTTATTGCTGAATTAGGAAAAGTTGTTGATGCTATTCCTGCTGCTTTATACGGAAAAGAAGATTTATATATTTATGTTTCTCAAAGCGTTGCTCGTGATTATGTACGTGCTTTAGGTGGATTCGCTGCTTCAGGTTTAGGTGCTAATGGTACAAACACTTTAGGAACTCAATGGTACAACAATGGTTCTTTATCATTTGACGGAGTTAAAATCTTTGTTGCAAACGGATTAGCAAATGACTATATGATGGCTGCACAAAAATCTAACTTGTTTTTTGCGACATCTCTACTTTCTGACCATAATGAAGTGAAAATCATTGATTTAGCCGATTTGGACGGCTCACAAAATGTAAGAATCGTAATGCGTTTTACTGCAGGTGTAAACTATGGTGTAGGTTCTGAAATTGTACTTTACACTCCAGCTTAATTAATTGAATTTATCTTTTAAAAGGGTGGTGGAATAAACACCACCTTTTTTTTATTAACTTATAAAAATATATACAATATGGCTTGTGATTTATCAAGTGGAAGATTAGAAGTATGTAAAGATTCAGTAGGTGGCTTAAAAGCGGTTTATTTCGTTAATTTTGGCGATGCTACAGGATATACATACGATGGAACAAACACAGACGTGATTGATTCCGTAGCAGGTACTCCAACTGCATACAAATATGATTTAAAAGGTGCTTCAACCTTTACACAAAATGTAAATAGTTCAAGAGAAAATGGAACTACATTTTACGAACAAGTTTTAGAATTAACTTTCAAAAAACTAACTATTAAAGACCACAAAGAATTGAAGTTAATGGCTTATGGTCGTCCACAAGTTATCGTAGAAGATAACAATGGAAATTTCTTTTACGCAGGTTTACAACACGGAATGGATGTTACAGGTGGTACTATCGTTACAGGTGGTGCTATGGGTGATTTAAGTGGATATACTTTAACTTTAACAGGAACTGAAAAAGCACCTGCTAACTTTATTGGTGATACACTTGCTGGAGCAGGATTCACAGTTGTATTAGGTTCTTAATAAACAACTTTAATAATCAAGGGGAGTGTAAAAACTCCCTTTTTAAAAATTTATAATATGAATCCTGAATTAAAAAAGATAGGGAATAAATTATTTTTAGGTACTCAAAAAGTTGAATTAGGTTTATTACAAGATTTTAAAAAATTAAGTGATTCTTATTTTGCTCAAAGTTCTAAATTTAATTTAGAAGTAGATAAAATAAAAAATGGAATAAAATCAATGCAAACAGAGTTTATTGCATTACAAAAAAAAGTATCTGAATTAGATAGTGAATATCAAAAAGCTAAAAGATTATCTCTTGATTTAGGAGTAGAAGTACCTGCAGAATTAGATAATGAATATAAAAAAGCATTAAGTCTGCTAAAAAATGATTCTTCTATTTTTAAAGAATATAATAAATAAAATTAAAGCACCTTAATCGGTGCTTTTTTTATAAATCTTCTATTTCTTGTTTAACTTCTTGCCAATAAAGTAAATTAATATTATCTATTAATAATCTACCTTTTTTAGTTTCATATTTTTTAACAACATTAATTATCTCATCAACTATTCTTATCGCAAATAATTTAGAAACATCTTTTGATGCTCCATATTTTATTGCCCATTCAAATAATTCTTTTGCTTTTTCTTTTGGGGTCATAATCCTTTTTGTTCTTTAAACATTTTTAAATAATATTCTGCCTTATTATCAAATTCTTCTTCATTTATATACCATTTAGCAAATTCAATAGCGTATTTATCTGCTATTAATTCTAAAAGTGATTCATTTCTTAACCAAGAAGTTTCATTCGTTTTTTTAAATTTTTCTTTTAGTGTCATAATATTATATTTTAATTATATCTTTCTGAAATTATAGTCCATAAAGCTAAAAATCTATCATCTCCTAATTTAATTAAAGATTTAAATTTAATAACTTCTTCTTTTGTAAAATCATTAAACAAATTATTAAATTGTTTTTCTGTAGTTTCTGAAGCTAATTTATAAATTTCTTGTGTTGTCATATTTTATATATTATTGTTTGATGAAGCAAATATACAAACTTTTACAATACAAAAAACTCTATTAACAAAACTTTAACATTTTAATTTTTAAAATAAAAAAATGATTATCTTAAAAGAACAAGAATCGGCACAAAATTTATATGCTACTATTTATGGTACAGAAGCTGATTCTATTGTTTTACGTGATGAAGAAACAAATGAAGAAACTACTATACAATGTTTATTTTCAATTGATAAATATTACGCAGTTACTAATTTGGTATTTCCGATAAAAGAAAATAAATTTTACACTTTAACAATTAAAAACGGAAGTGAAGTAGTTTATAAAGATAAAATATTTTGCACAAACCAAACAATTTCTGATTTCACTATAAACAAAGATGTTTACATTGAACATTCAACTGATAACGAATATATAGTTTATGAATAACATACATATTTTAAATTTAAGTGCATATAATTCTCCTGTAATAGTAGAATCTAAAAATAAGGAGTTCGTTGAATATGGCGAAGATAACAACTATTTTCATTACTTAATTGATAGATTTTTGTATTCTAATACAAACAACGCTATTATAACAGGTGTTGCAAATATGGTTTATGGAAAAGGTATTGACGCTACTGATTCAAATAGAAAGCCAAACGAATACGCACAAATGAAAAGCATTGTTAAACCACAATGTTTAAAAAAGGTTGCTTTAGAACGTAAGCTTTTAGGAATGGCTGCTATGCAAGTGGTTTATCAAAATGGTAAAGTTAAAATGGTTGAGCATTTTCCTATGCATACATTAAGAGCTGAAAAATGTAATGACAAAGGAGAAATTGAAGCTTGGTATTATCACCCTGATTGGGCAAAATATAAAAAAGGTGATGAATTAAAACGCATTCCTGCTTTTGGTTTTGGTAATGCTAAAGAAGTTGAAATATATATCGTTAAACCTTATTTAAGTGGATACCATTATTATACTCCTATTGATTATAGTGGTGCTTTACCTTATGCTAAATTAGAAGAAGAAATTGCAGATTATTTGATTAATGATGTAATGAATGGATTTAGCGGTACAAAGGTAATTAACTTTAATAATAATATTCCACCTGAAGAAAAAAGAGAAGAAATTGCAAGTGATGTAAAACGTAAATTAACAGGTGCAAAAGGTGATAAAGTAATTGTATCTTTTAATGCAAGTCAAGATAATAAAACAACTGTTGATGATATTCCATTAAATGACGCTCCAGAACATTATCAATATTTATCTACTGAATGTTTTGAAAAATTAATTGTAGGTCATAGAGTTACAAGTCCTATGCTTTTAGGTATTCGTGACACAGGTGGTGGAATGTCAAACAATGCAGACGAAATTGAAACTGCTACAAGATTATTTGATAATATAGTTATTAGACCATACCAAATTGAAATCATTGAAGCATTAGACGAAATATTAGCGGTTAATGATATTTCTTTAAACTTGTATTTTAAGACAATTCAGCCATTAGAATTTATTGAAGTAAATACTTTAAATGCTGAAACAAACGAAGAAGAAACAGGCGTTAAAATGAGCAAGGTTTGTTGTTCTGCTGATTCTTATTTAGATGATGAAGTTGCAAGTGGTTTAATTGACTTGGGTGAGTTTGAGGATTCTGATTGGTTGTTAATTGATGAAAGTGAAGTTGATTATGATAATGATGATTTAGAAAATGAATTACTTTCTAAAGAACCAAAACAAAGTTTATTATCTAAAGTTTACAATTTTGTAAGTACAGGTTCTGCAAGACCAAACGCATCAAGTTCACAAGATGAAAACATTGATGGTATTCGTTTTATAACTCGTTATGTTTATGCAGGTGAAACTACTGAAAAAAGTAGATTGTTTTGTAGAAAAATGACAGATGCAAATAAGATTTACAGAAAAGAAGATATTTTAAGAATGTCAGAACAAGCGGTTAATAAAGGTTGGGGTGCAAGAGGTGCTGATACATATTCTATATGGTTATACAAAGGCGGCGGAGCGTGTCACCATAGATGGAATAAAAGAGTTTACGCTTCTTTTAGCGGTGTAAATATAGATGTTAATTCACCTAAAGCAAGACAAATAGCTTCACGTAAAGCTGCTGAATATGGTTACGTTATTAAAAACGAGGAGTTAGTATCTAAAAGACCAATAGATATGCCAAACAAAGGATTTTTACCTAAAAACGACTAAATAAAATGGCTTACGCATTATTAATAAGTACAGAAGATATTAAAAGATTCAGCATTTTAAATGGAAATTTAGATGTTGATGATTTTGTTCAATATATTAAAATAGCACAGGATATTAGTATTCAAAACTATTTAGGAACTGATTTATATAATAGATTTCAAACGTTAATTATAAGCGGTGATATTAATGAAATTGAAAACTTAAAATATAAGAATCTATTAAAAGACTATATTAAACCTATGTTAATTCATTGGGCAATGGTTCAATATTTACCATTTGCTGCTTATACTATTGCAAATAAAGGAGTATTTAAACACACTTCAGAAAGTGCAAATAGTGTAGAGAAAAACGAGATTGATTACTTGGTAGAAAAAGAACGTGATATTGCTCAACACTATACACAACGTTTTATAGATTTTATTTGTTTTAATAATTCAGACTTTCCTGAATATAATTCAAACTCAAATGGAGATATGTACCCAGATACAAGAAACAACTTTGGCGGGTGGGTGTTGTAAAAAAAAATACAAAAAGCCAAAAGAAAACAATAAAAAAAAGTTACAATTATATTTAAAGAAAATACAAAATGAGTCTAAATTTTAAACATAAAAGAGGTGATACATTTGAAGCAGTTGATTTTGAATTAACAATAAATGAAGTTGCGGTTGATTTATCTGATACTATCATTCGTATGCAATTACGCAAAGAATATGGCGGTGTTATTGCTTTAAATTTAACTTCGGTTGATGATGCAGGTATTACAATTACAGATGCAGTAAATGGTTTATTTAAAATAAACGAACAAGTTATAAATATAGACGCTTGTAAATATTTGTACGATATTCAATTTGATTTTGATGGTGAAATTAAAACTTATATTTCAGGCGAATTTTTAATAACAAATGACGTAACAAGATAATGGCTGAAAACGTAAATATAAACGTAACTGAAAATATTGACCAAGTTAATATCGTTGCTTCTGAAGTTGTTGAGGTTGTAGATTTAA